CAGAGAATACTTCAGCTAATGGAGTAACTATTGATGGAGTATTAATAAAAGATGGTCAAGTAGATGGCGTAGATGTTTCTACATTGTCAGTAGATACTGATACTAATGGTTTAGTTCTTATTAGTAGTATAAATGCATCTACAGCTACAGATATTACATTTGATAATGTATTTACTTCAACTTATCAAAATTACAAAATGATATTAAGTAATTTTAAGTGTGACAGTGGTGGCGATATGAGATTAACATTTAGAAATGGTGGATCTTCTGGAGCTGATATAACATCAAAGCACGATAGTAGATATTGGTATATATCAAGTTCAAGTGGTTGGACACAAGGTACTGCATCTGCAAATGCTAATTATGTTGTTTTATCAAATGGAACAGGCTCTGCCTCTTCTTATGGATTCAATATTGAGTTATGGAATCCACAAGTATCCACGCTTGCAACTACAGGATTTATGACAGGCTCTTGGAAAGATGGTGGACATTTGCAAGCAGGTATGAGTTTAGACAGCCTAGAAGAAGTAACAGGAGTTAAATTGTTTGCCTCTTCTGGTACAGTAAGTGGAGATATCTATTTATATGGATATAGTAAAACATAATGGCACAGTCACTAGAAGTTATTAAAGCAAGTTTTGATGCACCAACGCATAAAATTGTCGATGGTGTTCAAGTAGATTTAACTGCTGAAGAAATAGAAGCAACATTAAATACTTGGGCAGAAAACGAAAGAGCCAGACAGCTTGATGAAGAAACTAATGGTTATAAAGAAGCTAGAAAAATAGCTTATCCTTCAATAGAAGATCAATTAGATGAAATTTTTCATAATGGAATAGATAGTTGGAAAGCAATTATCCAAGAAGTAAAAGATGACAACCCAAAGCCATAGGAGAATAAATGTCAATATTAAAAGTAAATGAGATCAGACCAAGAACTACAGGAGCTAGTGTAGATTTTACTGTACCTGTAGGACTTAAAGCATATACTACAAGCGAAAGAGATGCTTTATCCTCTTTATCAGCAGGAGAAGTGATATGGAATACCACAACTTCAAAATTGGAAGTGTACAATGGTAGCAGTTGGGATGCTATGGCATCAGGATCTGCCGGAGCAAGTTTAGGTCTCGTAGTAGCACTTAGTTAGGAGAAATCACAATGGCTGAAACATTTAAGAATGCGTATCAGGATATTACATCTAGTGCTGCGACAGTCTATACATGTCCTTCTGCAACTACAGCAATAGTTTTGACTCTTAGGATCACGAATATAGATGGTACAAATGATGATACTATCTCAGCAGATGTTATAGATAGCGACACAACAACTAACGCTAGAATAGCTTATACAATTACTGTCCCTGCTGATTCTACATTAGAACTTGCAGGTACTTCTAAAATAGTTCTCGAAGCAGGGGATTACATTCAACTACAAGGTGGAGCAGCTTCAGGCGATCTGGAAGCGTTTGCTAGTATTTTAGAAATTACATAAAGGTTTAACATGCCTTTCACACCTAATGAAAATTATGTAGGTAAAACACCTGAACATTCTGATATAAAACAGATAGTAGGTAAATTTGATACTCAGCAAGCTGCTCAACAGATAGATATAAATACTTCTGCTGTAGTGCCAGATATAGCAACGCTACCACTAAATGTTTATGTTCCTAGCACCTTTAATGACTCAACTAATGTTTGGGTAGACTATCAAGGTAATAATAATTCAAGTGCTTACAGAGGTAATCCTACATACAATACAGGATCTTCAAGTAATAATGCTACCAATATAACAGAATGGGTACAAGGTAATACAAGTGCAGGTATTCAATTCAGTCATACAACGACAAATACAGCTTACACAGGCATTTGGGTAACTAGATACAATGGAACAGAGAAAAGAATTTGGAATACATCTAGTGGTAATTGGCTATCAGGTTTTTGGGATGGTAAAGCGCCGGTTGCTTACCACAATGGTTGGCTAACAGATCAAAGTGATAGAGCAGGAACAAGTTGGGTTGTAGGTGTAAGTCAAAATGGTTACTTTAGAGGTTACTACAATGGTAGCAACTATGGAGGTACAGGTGGAAATGGCACAACAGGTTATTGGACTCTAAATTATGGAAATGGGAGTGAACTTAGTGATTGGGCAGTCTATGGATTTTGGTATTGGAACTCAACATTGGGTACATCCGAGAGAGATCAAGCAGTATCTTTCATTAAAGACTTAGTAGGAGTTTCATAATGCCTAATAGAAGATTACCTAGAATATTTGGTTATAGAGGTGCTTATCCTAGAACTACAGGAAATGAAGCAACAGCATCTGAAAAATTAGTTGGTAAACACAATCACGAAGAAGCATACGCTTTAGCTGTAAGTAACTCAGGTAGAGGATCAACAGCAGAAAATCCTTTTACAGAACTATCTCAACCTGGATCAGACAATGTAGAAAATGGAACATATTACTTTAATCTATCTAATGGTGCTACTACTGCTTATGTAGATGGGGATGGAACATATACCGATGATAGTTCTAATCATTGGGTGTTGTATCAATCATTTGCTTCTGATAATGCTCTTCAAACTTCTAATGCTAGAGGTTTGTATGGAAATAGAATACTAATTAATCAAGGTGGTTGGCACGACAGTGGTTGGTCAAATTGGCACGATGGAAATACTAACTCAGGTTATAGTTACCATAGAGGTACAGGTTTTGTAGCTTTTTTCAACTCTGGTGGTAATGTGGCAAATTGGTACAATACAATACCTTTTACTAATGAAGTAACACAAACAAGGATTCGTTGTGGCTCTTCTGCAGGTACAGACATACAATACTATTCTAAAAATGGATCAGGTGGTTGGACAACACATCATAATGGAATATCTAATACAGACCAATGGCGTAACTCAGGTAGTCCTAACAATCACTTAGAAGGTGGTTATCATATTTGGTTGAGAGAGGGTAGTGGAGCTATATGGCGTATACAGTCAATGTGGTTTAGATAATGTATATTTGTTTTTTAAATGCAAGTGATGTTGAACATATTATGTTTTCTCAAACAATAGAAAATTCAGTTAATGATTTGCGATATAACAATAATGGAACACAAACTTATGTAAAGTATGAAGACACAATAACTTTAACTTTTTTAGACAACATGGAACACAGCATATTTGAATATGAAGATGCAGTTCAAATCTTGTCTAATGAGCCTTGGGTAGACATATCGCAGTTAGATGGAAGTCCAAATTTAGAATATTATAAAAGTGAAGGTCTGGAAATATGACAAGAACATTTAGAGAAGGATATATGGGTATGCCACCTGAAGATGCAAGCAGAACACAGCTTACAGGATTGCATTCCACACAAGATGCTTATGGTGTAAAAGTCGATGACACCTTAAATCCTGTTGTTAATCATTATGGAGACACAGTGCCAATAGATGATTTATTATTTTGGTATGATCCAAATATCACTTCAACTATTAGTGGAAGTACAGTTAAAAATGCTATAGATCCAAACAACTCTGCACAAAATGGTACTTGGACAAGTACACCAAGCACAGGAACTGATAGTGGAAAAACATATTGGGATTTAACAACACATAGACTTGATGTAGGACCTTCTAATAGTTATGGTTTTACAACAGGTACAAGCAATGCTTTTACAGTATTTACACAAGTTAAAAGAGATTCTAATACAAACAGTCAATGGATATTGTTTGATTATGATGGAACTTATCAGGGAACTTCAATAACAGATAGAGGATTTTTCTGTCATTTGTGGGGAGATGCAAAGATATATTTTGACACTAATGCAAATGGCTCTGCATATAACAGGTATTACACTTCAGGTGTTGTAAGTCCTAATACTTGGTACACATTAATACTTACTCAATCAGGAAGTAGCAAAGCTATATATTTGAATAATTCGGCACAAGCAGTATCAACTTCTAATGGCACTTTAAATAATCTTACTTTAGGTAGTGAAAAAGGCGTATTAGGTTGTGCTTATGGATCTTCTGTAGATAGTAAATTTACAGTGTTTGGTGCATACAACAAAGTATTAAATGCTACTGAAAGACAAGCATTACATAATGCTATAAGAGTTTAATGAGTAGTAACACTATGCAAACCCATAAAACACAATAAGAAAGGTATCTAATGCTAAACTATGAAAGAATCTTAATTAAGGGAAATAATGGCAAATAGAAAACATTTAATTAGAGTAGTGACTACTGGTGGTGATACCACAGGTTTTTCTGAATTTGTGGCAGGATCTACTGATGGTGGTCCAATAATACCTAGTTTTACAACCACTCAGAGAAATGCTATTTCATCTGCTCAAACTGGTGAAGTTATATATAACTCAACAGATTCAAGATTGCAGATCTATAACGGATCTTCTTGGCAAGCATTAGAAGCAGGAGATGTGACAGGTGTCACTACTGCAGCTACTTCTGGACTAAACGGAGGAGCTGATTCTGGGGCAGTCACATTGGTTATAGATGGATCAAGACTTACTGATGGTACAAGTATAGATGTTGATGAAGATAACGATCTGGTTATGCTTTATGATAACTCTGCAAGTGCTATGGTTAAAGTAAAAGCGCAACAATTACATACCACTGAAGCGTTACAGTGGATGGGATTATAGGAGAATAAATGGCAGTATATACAGCAGCAGAGCTAAATGCTAGTGAGACTCTTGGTACTACTGAAGCTGAAATTTTCAGTAACAGTAATAAAATAATTATCAAGCAACTCATATTGGCAAACTACACAGCTACTGATAGAACAGCACAGTTAAAGGTTGTACCTTCAGGTGGAACTACAGGAGATGAGCATATCATCTTTGGAGATATAACTGTGCAAGCTAACACAACTCAAGTTATTGACTTAGCTATGGTTGTAGCAGCAAGTGCTTCTATCAGAGGTTTAGCAAGTGCAGCTAGCTCAATAAATGTACATATTTCTGGTGTCGAGGTAACATAATGCCTAGCATTGAAATACCTGAGCCAGTTTTCTTAGACAGGCTTGGTGGGGATGAAGTGTATGGTTTTGGCCAAGATGGTAATGTAACCATAACTTCAAACGCATCTCTGTCTAGAGATATGTATTACAACGATTTAACAATCAATGCAAACTGTACTTTAGACAGTAATGGATTTCGTATTTTTGTAAAAGGTACATTAACTTTTACAGATGCCACATCAAGGATTGGTAGATTTACAAATAAAACAACTGTTGGAACTCTTAAAGGTGGTTTTGCAAAAGGCACAGCAGCAACAGACACTCTTGGTGGTAAATCGGGTGAACAAGATCAATCGACACATGACAATAATGAATTTTTTAGTGGAGAAAACGAATTTTTTAATCTATCAGTAGCAATTCAAGGATCTAAGTTCGATCCTGCATCAGGAACATACAAATTTATTGGTGGTGGATCTGGTGGAGGAGATGGATCAATTACAGCAAGTGCATCAGAAGGAGATGATGGAGGAGATACTAACTGGTCTGATTATCAAACTTTAGGTGCAGATGGTGGTAAAGGTGCAACAGGAAATGCTGCAACGGCAGGTACAGGAGCTGCAGGTGGTGGAGTGGTACTTGTGATAGCTAAAACAATTTTAGGTGATGGAACAATAAGAGCAGATGGAGATGATGCTGTAGCAGCTACGGCTGGAACTGCAGGCACTCCGGCTCCTGATGCTTCTACACCAGGAAACACAGTGCCGGGTAATACAAATACACACCCAGGTAGTAACTATTCTTATGGATATAGCTATCCCGGAAATAACTACTCGTATCCAGGAAACAACTATTCCTATACTTCACCGGGAAATAACTATTCTTATAGTGGATCAAATCCACATACACATTATCATTGGCACCCAAGTCCACCAATTAATAACTACGCAACAGGTTTTTACCACTATCACTACGCACACTCACATCCATATACAAACTATGGTAGTAATAACCCTTCAACAAACTATGGATCTAACAACACAAACTATGGATCAAATAATACAAACTATGGATCAAATTATGGATCTAACCCAACAAACTATGGAACTAACCCTTCAAACACTAATCCTACAGTTTATCATCCAGGTGGGGCAGGTGGAGCAGGTGGGACAGCATCAGATGGTTACAATGCAGGTGGAGGAACAGTTATACTGATATCAGGAACTAAACCTCTTCCTAGTGGTTTAACAGTTGCTGCAGCAGCAGGAACAAGTGGTACCGGTACTTCAGGTGCAGGTACAGTGGTAACAGTTTATAACATCGCAGCAAGCGATACGGATCCAGGAGCATAATATGGCAATAAAAGAAATCGGAACAGTGCCTACAGATTTTGAGGCATTTGATGTAATACCTGACAGTATATATGGATCAGGTAATGATGGGAATGTAACAATATCAACTAATACGACTTTGACTAGAGATATGCATTACAACAACTTAACAATAAACGATGACATACATTTAAATACAGCAGGCTATAGAGTCTTTGTTAGGAATTCATTAATGATGTCAAACACTTCCTCTGAGCAAGCAACTTGTTCAATTGGTAGAAAAGGTGCAGCTAGCACTGATGGAACACTTAAAGGTGGTACTACAGGTAATGCTACAAATAGTATTGGTGGTGCAGGTAATGGAACTACTGCTACAGCTCCGACTGAAGGAATAGAATATTTTAATCATCCAGATCTGGCTATAAGTGGAGTAATTGTTCATGGAGGTCAAACAACACCTGAGGCAGCGGTTGGTGGATCAGGAGATACAACTAACGCAGGTGGTGGAATTGTAGTTTTATGTGCAAGAAATATTAGTGGTTATGGAACTGTCTATGCTACAGGCGAATCTACTACCGGTGGTGGAGCAATCTTTATAGTCAGTCAAGATATACCATTAACAGGATTAGCTACTGATGTTACCGGTCATAATGATGGTAATGTAAAGACATTTAAGGTTTAACAATGGCTACTGTAAGAATCTACTACAGTAGAGCAGATCAAGATTATTCTAATTGGAACTTATTTCACTTTCCTGGCACTATGGATCAAGAAGATGCTGTTGCTTTATTTCCTGATGACACAGTAGATAATACTTATCCTTATGCACCTAGGTTGAAATCAGACTTTGTCGCCAACGATAATCTTGCATATGTAGATGTAGAGCTTAATAATGCTAAAAAATTTTCAATATACATAAGAAGAAAAGATTTTGTTACAGACTATAACGGGGAATTTGATGTTCCTTTAAAAATAGAAAATGATATTTTAAATGAGTATCAATACGAAGTTGGATATGTTTGGGAAATCAATACTAATGTAAATCCAAATACAGATTTTTATATAAAAAGTGATAGTCCTTATATCTATGCTGATAATACATATACTAATATATTAGCTACTGATATCACTTGCACAACAAACAACAATTTCGATAAAGAACTTGATACAATATCCTTTGATGATGGTGGACACGATGGAGGAACTGGTGTTGATCAAGGATCATATCAGTACATTAAAATATTTTATAGTAAAGGTGATGCATATTTCGTTGAAATACCTGATACCCATAAGTTTCCACAAGCAGATGGAGTGGGAATAAAAGATATTCGTGGATATTCAGTGCTATACTTACTAGGAAATACTTACACTATAGGAGAAAATATGGATCTATCAATTGATACAGATGCTTTAGCAGTAGAAAAAGCTGATGCTCTACAAGTATGTGAAAAAGCAGTCGCAAACACTTTATACAAACTTGGTGAGGATATAGATGCTTTTGATGAAACTGCATTTTTGGCCGATGTGGATGCTTATAAAGCTACTAAAGATATAGCTTTAACTGCAACTGTCGACTATTTAAAGCAACAACTCGATATTCGTACAACATTAACAGCCTAGTAGTAAGAGGGGAGGATCATGCGTTTAATCTACTATGTACCTGATAATATGTCTATTGATGACTATAAATCAGAATGGGAACAAGTAGTTGCAGAAGTGCATCACGGCTTGTCACCTAATATAGAAGATTATGTAAAAGATCCAACCAAAGCTCAAGTTGTTGAAATACCAGAATATAGAAAAGCTCATATACCAATAAATGCAGCATCTAAAGATTTTATACAATATGTTTATGTTGATGAATTTTTTGATAAAGATGAAATGCCACAATACTCAATGGAGATCTGGTCTAAAAATTTAGATAATCCATCTGAAACACAAGTTAAACTTGATACACACTTACTGCAATATGATAATTTTAAAAAACACTTCTACTCTGAACATATAGCTCTCAGACCTGGATGGTATGATGTAGTCTTCAAAAAAGATGGTAAAGAAGTTGAGTCAAAAGAAATTGCAGTCTACGAAGCACCAGATGAAGAAGAATAACCTTTGGACACAAGGAGTTCCTAAAGAAGTTGTAAGAGGTGTCGTAGCTTGGGAAAATTGTTTAGAAGTACCTGAAGGCATTATAGATTCAATGAACGAAGATGTTGATTTATGGAAAGAAGCTCAATCAAAATCTCAGACACAAACAGAATCCGGTAAATCAATCTACAACTCTAATGGACCAATAAGATTTGATCCTGAACAAGAATTTACAAAAGCAATACATTACAAATTTTTAAGACAAATTCAGTCAAATGCTTTGAATAAAGCAGCTCAATATTTTGGTCTATTTCCTGATGTTGAACTAGAAATAAATTGGATGGAAAAGTATCAGTATATAACATACAGACCACCTAAACACATGACCTTTCATAGTGATAACCACTCTGTAAGAAATCCTAAAACAAATAAGTATTATATTGCACCTTATATGAGAAGAATAACAATTTTAACTTATTTAAATGATGACTTTATGGGAGGTGCTTTAAAGTTTAGATATTTTCCTGAAGCAGATCCATATAAACCACCTGCAGGATCAGTAGTAATTATGCCTAGTTCCTATGTTTACTCACACGCTACAACACCATTACTGAATGGTCGCAAAGCAGCTTTTTTAGTTTCACTTAGTAGTAATTTTGATATGGATAGTTATAATAGTGGTAGACCACTTGATGAAATAAAGATGAGGGAATTAGCATGAAAAAAGTGATGGGTTGTGTAGAGATCTATGAAGATTTTATTACAGAAGAACAAGCACAAAATCTTATAAAGATATGTGAAGATGTAGATAAAGATCCTGGATTTGAGCCAGGTTTTAAAGATGCCTCTGTGGGTAAAGGTCATAAAGGTGGAGAGATCAGGTCTAACAAAACTTTCAACATCACGGAGTATCATTTTACAGATAAAAATTCAAGATTATATAGAGAGTCTGTAAAGAAGGGAAATGAAAAATACTTTAATAACATCAGTAATGTACAAGAGTTGATATCTTCAAAGCTACAAGAATATGTAAACGATTATACGAAAAAGTATGAGTTTCCAATTATGTTTGATGAAGGCTATACATTACTAAGATACACCGGTGGTCAGGAATATAAAGCACATTGTGATTATGCACCACATATGCCTAGGTATTTATCAGCTCTCATCTTGCTGAATCCATCAGAATATGAAGGTGGTGGAACATATTTTGTTCATTTTGATGAAAACATAAAACCTAAAAAACCTGCACTAGTTTTGTTTCCTAGCAATTACGCTTATGCGCATAGAGCCATGCCTATAATTAGTGGTACTAAGTATGCGATAGTTACTTGGTTAGGTCATCAAATAGATACAGATGGTTTACCAGAATTTTATTTACCAAGAGGATAATATGGAAGCAGTAATTGTAGAAGATCTTTTTAAAGGTAATCAACTAGAAGAGTTAAGACACTGGCTTGATAATGAGACTCCTTATTGGGAAGATCAAACTTGGGAAAGATCTCATAATGGTGTAATGAAAAAAACTTGTGCTGAGTTAAACACTTATCACATAGCTACAATAGATAAAGCTAGGGATATATTTGCAGTCCATAATTTACTTCCAACTTTTTCTACTTTGAATTGGTACGAACAAGATACTAATCATGCTATTCATAAAGATACAGATCCAATAGAGTATACAATTATGTATAACTACTACTCAGATGAGAGTTGGAATATAAATATAAATGGTCAAAACTATAAACTAGAAAACGAAACTGCAATAGCTTACTATGGATCACAACAAGATCATGGTAGGTTAGAAAACCCAGGTGGAGTTACTGTTGCACTATACTTCAATTATGCAAAGCCTGATAATTATCACTTTGCTTTAGGAGAACATAGTAGTGGTGAGGTTATGTTTCCCTCTAGAAGGCATGAATTCGAAGTTGAGAAAGATTGGTTATAAATGGTAGAAATAGATTTAAGTGTTGGTGAGTCTGTAGAATACAACGCATCAGACAAAACAGAAGAAAAATTGATGAGTAATAGATTAACTCTAGATCCATCATTAGAATTTTATTTAAATACAAACTTAGCTGATATAGATAAAGCTCTGTTTGTAGGGGCAGGAGTAGGGGTAGCTAGTAAAATACTTACTAGCAATGGCAAAGATGTTACTAACATTGAGCCAGTTGAGTCGAGGTATGACATTTTAGAAACAAATTGTCCTACAGCAACAAATATCAATAAAGCATGCGATAGTTCTGCAGGATCTGGAACTATGTATTACTTTAACGATAACGAATCAGGTGCAAAGCTAGGAACAAACTTTGGTAATGCATCAGAGAATGTAGATGTTATAACTATAGATAGTCTGAATCTTACAGATCTAGATCTAATAGTTATTACTGCAAACGGAAAAGAAATAGATATATTAGAAGGGGCTGCAACAACTATTGCAAACAATACAGATGCAAAAGCTGTTATAACATGGGTACCAGATCTGATAGATGACATAGATCAAACTATCTTGGATTTAAAGGCATTGCCATTTACTTCCTACAAGATTGTACATTGGAACTCAACAGATAATGCAATATCATACATGAATCAATATACAGATGAATATCCTAATGATAACTTAAAGATTGTTCAGCAAGCAGTTGTCTTGATGGAATAACATGGCAAAATGGTGGGAAACAAAAAAATATAGTAGATTCTTAGAAGAAAAACAACATGTAGTTGGTGATGATAAGATTTTATTTACTACATCAGATCCGGAATTTGTAGACTTAGCTCCACCAAAACCTGCGAAAGAATTTATACCTGCTTGGTACAAGCATCTTCAAAGAGAATGGTCATACATGAATGATAGTGATGACTCTTGGAATACAGTACCATATAAAGACAACTCACTTAAAAAATGTCCTACTGTTAAAGATATTATGACTGCCGGATATATAATACCTCTTTGGCTTGATCTTAAAATAAGTCACGATAAACAAACAGGATTTAATTGGTATAACAAGCATGCCTATAATGACACAATAACTTATCATGATCCTGCATCAATTGGAAACTTGCCATTTCAACCTACTAGTTTTAACACTGCTCTAAAGTTTACAAATCCTTGGGATATTATAACTCCTCCAGGTTGGTCTGTAATTATAACTCAACCTTGGTATCACAGAATATGGGAAATAGAGATTATGCCTAGTCTTGTTGAAACTGATTCTTATCATCAAATGAATATACCATTCTTGTATCACGGAGTTGGTGAGAAAACATTTAGACAAGGTACACCATTGATACAAGTTATACCTTACAAGAGAAGTGGTTTTGATCTGGAAGAATATGAATCTAGAGAGATGGATGATCTTGATAAAAAGTATTATGCTAAAAGTAGGTCTGCTGAAAGAACAAGACAAAATGGTTTTTATCGTTGGTTAACACAACAGAATAAAAAAAGATGGAAAGATGAGGGAGTTATAGATGAGTAAGTGTCCGATACCAAGAATTACAGATGTTTGGTCAAAACCAATGAAAGAAATAAGTAGGAACGCACCAAGAGTCGCATACACAATACCTGTTCCTAATCAACAGTGGGGACAACTAGAAAATTCAGAAAGTAACTCATTACCTCCTGTTAATTATGAATTACCAAAAAAGTTTGTTAAAGCTCCTAATGGATGTGTATCTACACAGTTTATGAGAAATAGATTGTATGAAGTTAACTTTCCATATAGTTATGTCAAAATAAAAATGAGTAAGAATGTTTTAGCTGATGAAGTAGATAGGTATGGTGGATATAACTTTACTGCCAACTATTACGGAAATGTAAAGCATCATGGTCCATTTACGGAACTAATACTTGAAGAAAAAGAAGGATGGGCTAATCCTACAATACCTACAATGCAAATATCTATGCCTGTTATGTTATTTTGTGATGATCCTGAAGTTTGGATGGATGTATTACCAAGTGATAGAAATGTTGGTAAAAACTTACCTATAACTACAATCCCAGGTTTCATGCCAATACACTCTTGGTCAAGAGGTCTTTCTTGGGCTTTTGAATGGAAAGATCTAAATCAAGAAGAATGTTTACTAAACCACGATACAATTATGTTTAATCTATTATTTTCTAAACCAGTAAAGCTAGAATATGTACCATGGAACGAAACATTCAGTAAACAATGGAATCTTATAAGTCAATCTTCTGTTAATAGAAGAGAGACAAATATGCTTTATCCTGAAGCATCAAGTAGAAGACCAAGAAGATTATTACCTAGAAAGCAAAAACTATGGAAAGACAAGAGAAGTTAATAGATGAATTATTTCCACAAGATGTCTTTGACAGACTTGTTGGTTTAGTTAAAAGAAACTATAGCAAGTTTGAATACAATGATTTTTTTGGTAGGTATGGTGCAAGTACTGAGCAATGGAAACCTTTGATGCCATTCTTTGCTAGATCACTTCCAATCGCTAGAGAAATATTTGGATCTCAAACATTATTACCTACTTACGCTCTAGCTGTACATTATGAGGGACCGGAAGCTAAGTTAGTTACTCATACAGATGACAATGCTTGCACATATACAATAGATTTAAGTTTATATAAAAAAGATCAATGGGACTTAGTAGTTGAAGGTAGGCCATACTCTTTAGATCCAAATCAAGCACTTGCTTTCTATGGAGAAGAACAAGAGCATTGGAGAAAAGATTTTCCAAATCCTGAAACAAATTATCATGGTGCTGTATTCTTTCATTATGTGGAGCCTGAGCATTGGTTTTTTACAGGAGAAAAAAAATGAAATGGATTAAAGAAAACAATATAGAATTTGCAAGTATTATTCCTGCATTGGTAGATGTGTGTCCACCTGTACCGGCAGCACAAATGATACCTGAGTGGTTTCAAAAATTGTCACTAGATCTACAGCAACCAAATCATAAACCATTCCCAATAATGTCAAGTATGATTAAGGATCTAAATCTGCATACAATAAAGAAATGTCCTGCTGTCGTAGATTATTTTACTGAAGGTTACATAATTCCATTTTGGATGGATATGTTAATACAGAGACAAGGGCAAACATTTAGTTATGATACTAATTTTACGGATGAAGGTGTAGGTAGCACTATAGAGTTTCATGATGAAGAACAATTTAGTACATATCCTTTTGAAAGAAATGATTACAGAAGAGCTGTTAAGTTTACAAGTCCTTGGTTTTTTTGGACACCTCCAGGTTGGTCAACATTATTCCTAGCACCACAAATGCATCCAAATAAAAACTTCACACTAATACCTGGAATTGTGGAAACTGATACATTTCATCAAGTTAACTTTCCTAGCATATGGCATGCAGAAGGTGAGAGACTAATCAAGAGAGGTACACCATTTCTACATGTAATTCCCTTTAAAAGAGAAAAGAAAAAACTAATTGTCAGCAAATGGGAAGATAGACATGATGACACGATAAGAGATGAAAGTTTTAAATTACGAAGTAAAATGACAGGTGGATATAGACAAATAAACAAGAACAGGTTTCAATGAAAGTATGGATAGATCAAGACTTATGTACAGGAGATGGCTTATGTGCAGAAATAGCTCCTGATGTATTCGTTATGCAAAATGATGGTTTAGCCTATGTACAAGAAACAGTAGGTAATTTCGGAGATTTACAAATATTTAGCAATATTCATAATAATGATCAAGGTGCTGAAGGTCTCGCTAGAGTACCTAAAGGTCAAGAAGATATAGTCATAGAATCATCTGAAGAATGCCCAGGAGAATGTATTTTTATAGTACCATAGAGTATTATGGTAAATCTTTATGAATTAGAGTATGATCTTTTGAAAAAAAGTAGAATCACAGACAGATCTCCAAAAAGTATTGTAGATCAACCTACTTCAGATCAACCTATCAACGAAATATATAACAAAAAAGAGTCTTAAAAAAAAGTCTACATAAATCAAGAAACTGTCGTTTTTCCTGTATATAATATTGAGTGTATTAATGAATTAATTAATGAAAGGAAGAAAATGGCTGAACAACAACAGTTAACCCCTGAACAAACAGCAGATCTGGTCAATAAACTAATGGCTGAGAGTAAGACACTCAAAGCTATGTTGATCGATACTGCAGAAAAAATAGCTAATGTAGAGTTAAAAAACTCAGAGCTTAAAGTACAGGTTAATGGATTGCGTGAAGTATTAGCAAATATTTCAGGGCAAACAGAACAACCTACATCAGAAGAAGAGTAATGTCATCTTTGGAAAGCTTTTCCAATAGTATCCAAAGTGGTCCAATACCATGGAGGGAACAGTCAGATCTTAACAGGGCTGCGTGGATAGAAGCATGCGAAGGTGTAAATAACGGAATACCGGCTAGAAGAGCTGCTAGGTGGCTCATAGAAGAGAAAGGTTGTCCTTTAATGTTAGATACAGTCAGAAATCAAATTAAAAGCACAATGAAACGCTATGTCAAGTCTTGATGATTTTAACAAAAATCAAAGCGATATAGAAAACGCTAGAAAGTCAAACGAAAATAAACACCCAACAGGTCTAGAGCCTGGGTATAAATTAAAAGGTCCAAAAGGATCAATAACTTCTAAACCACAAAATACCGGTGATATTAACGAGTTCGATGATATATTAGAAGAACTAGGCTTAGATCCTAAAATCTATGAAGTCATTCAACCTGTAGAAGTAAGAACATGGGACAGTATGGTCGATGGTGGGACAAGACTTTACTATTACAAAGCTAAGATACAATCAAAGCAACCAATTAATGATAACGATCCTGACTATGATGCTCTGCTAAAAGAAGTTAAGAAAGTCAAGAAACCAAAACTTCCTAAAGTAGATAAGAATGACAGTGTAGTCATTGCTTGGTCTGACTGGCAATTGGGAAAACCGGATGGAGATGGCACAGAGCAAATAGTCGAAAGACTAAACCAAATGATTCCAGATTTTACACACTATGTAAAAGAGCTAAGGAAATCAGGTAAAAAGTTAAAAAACTTAAACATATTATCTTTAGGTGATATTATTGAAAATTGCGTGATCAGGTTAAGGTAGCTCGTAGAATTATGGTTAAAGCTGTGACTGAGTGGGCTCCATTATTTGACAATGTCGTAATCTCAGCAATCTCTGGAAATCATGGTGAAAATCGTAACAACGGAAAAACCTATACGGATTTTGCCGATAATCATGATGTGGCTATTTTTGAACAAGTACAAGAAATACTTAGTCAGAATCCAAAAGCATTTGGACATGTAAAATTCCTAATACCTGAAAGTGAATTATCTGCAACTGTAGAAATTTCAGGTAAAGTTGTTGGGCTAGCACATGGTCATCAATTTAGATCTGGAGTTTCATTAAAGTCAGGTAAGTATGCTTTTGATAAAGGTATTAGATGGTTTGCAGGTCAGTGTATGGGTAGGGAGCCAATTGGCGACTCGGATCTCATAGTGACAGGTCATTTTCATCATTTTTTCACTATATCAAATAGAGGTCGTTGGTTTATGCAATGCCCATCTGTCGATGGTGGATCTACTTGGTTTAAAGATATATCAGGAGATTGGTCTCCACCTGCTCAGGTTGTATTTACAATGTCATCTGAAGATAAGATGTATTTTTGGGATAATCTGAAATTTTTACCATATAAGAGCTAGAAATACCTGAAAATTCATAATTCCTTTTTAAAATGGATTGATCATGATATTAGAAGTTCTTAGAATAAGCTCTCAACCAGATTCAACAAGTGGTATTTTGTTTGATATTACAGACAATAAAAGAAAATTTCTTTGCTACACAATCGAAGATGAGTTTAGAGAAGAAAAAGTAATGCATGAAACCAGAATTCCTGCAGGTATGTACAAGCTTACCTTACGGAGCGAAGGAGGCTTTCATTCAAGGTACAAAAAGAAGTATGGTGACTGGCATCGTGGCATGATTTATGTAAACGATGTTCCAGGATTTTCTTATATACTTTGGCATACCGGTAATAATGATGAGTCGACCAGTGGATGTCTCATTTTTGGCCAAAATCAGGAAAGTAACTTAGTAAAACCTGATGGGTGGGTAGGATCAAGCGTTTCGGCATATAAATATGTATATCCAAAAGTGCGAGATGCTATCTTGTCAGGAGAAGATGTATATGTTAAGTACATTGATTATGATACAGTCGGAGATGAAGAGATGAAAAGAGTTTCTGGATCTGAGCCTGTAATATCTTATAGTCCAGTAGAAGCACAAAAAAAACCTACAGAAGTATATGATTTTTCTAAAGATTTCCCTAAATGGCCTGGAGTAAACTATAAACTGCAAAAGCCAATGATGAAATCAGAAGATCTTAAAGAATGGCAAAAGGTTGTAGGTCTATCAGCAGATGGTTGGTATGGAAACGGATCTAAAAATAAAGTTATCGAACTTCAAAAAGAGTTCGGTCTAAAAGAAGATGGTATCTTAGGAAAGATAACTTGGGATTCATCTTTCGCAAAAAATAAATAAAGTTAGGAGATAACTTATGAAATGGGAATTAAACGATGCTTTTAAAGTGTCTTTAATTAGAGCAGTAAGAACAGGACTTCAGGCAGGTCTTGGCGTTATAATTGCTGCACAAAGTGGTTGGTTAGATATGTCAGTCATGGAAGGTGCAGCTGTAGCAGCAGGAGCAGCTTTTTTCTCTGCGTTGCAGAATGTAATGGAAGAAGCTCCATTCAAGTTCATGTCTAGTATTCCGAAAGGATAGTTAATTTCGTAAAACGAAATTAGGTGCGCTAAATCGACTGAGGGGCGTAAAGCCCCTTTGTCTTTAGGAGAATAAATGTTTTATTACAAAGTAGAAGTGTTAAGAATAGTAGATGGGGATACAGTTGATGTTAGAATTGATTTGGGTTTTAATGTGTGGCATAAATGTCGTGTTCGACTCTTGGGCATTAATGCTCCAGAATCACGAACAAGAGATCTGGAAGAAAAAGCAAGAGGTCTTGCTGCGAAACAGTGGCTTATAGATCAACTTGAATTTAAAGATATAGAAATGCAATCTCATGGTACAGGTAAGTACGGAAGAGTCTTAGGGGAATTATTTAATGAAGGTGTCAATATAAATCAGTTAATGGTTAAAGAAGGACATGCTGTAAATTATGATGGTGGGAAGAGGTAGGAAGTGATGAGAGAGTGCTTCAAAAATTCAATACCTTAGTTCGTTTACTAATTGTAGGTTTACTTATATATCCTTTACCTATTGCTATGGCTGATCATGTTCCAACACAAGCACCTTATGGTACAAATGCTAGTAATGATGTTAACGCAGGAACTTTTACTATTGGTATATTAAGTTCAGATGGATTTGAAGATAGTCCACCAGAAAGCTATACAATATTCTTTAGTCAATCTAGTGGTGTAACTGAAACAAATAGTTTTTGTGTAACTACTTCTTTTGGACATTCTAGAAACACTTGGCAGTATCACACATTTAGTCTCGACAACTTAAAGTATTATTTTAATGATCCAGCAGGAACAAATATTTATTATAGGGTTAGGTCTAACAACATAACTGATTACAGTTTTTCTACATTATCAGACCAAAATACTTGGAATTTATATGCAGGAGCACCATTTGATTATAACCAAACAGATTGGTCTGCACCAACAGGAGATAATGCTTGTGATGACCCAAAGATACTTGATGGTATAGGTGACCCAAGTAACTTAACTACTTCAGCTAATTTACACGATGGAAGTATAACTATTGACTGGGACGCAGTAACTGCTTCGTATGAATATAGTGCAGAACGATACGCAATAGGTTTTGATAAAGCAAACCCACCTATGTATGGTATAGCTACAGGTAATGTTGGGGATAGCAATGCTTTAAATACAGAATACACATTTAGCAAATCTTACTTACAATCAGCTCTTAGTGCGACAGTTGGAGATACTATATATTTTAAAATCAGAGCAGACAATGATACAAACTCTCAATACTCTAATTGGACTTCTATAGCTAGTTATACAATACAAGATGTAGCTAGTGGTGTTACTAATCTTTCTATTTCTAATACTGAGTATCAAGGTTTAACTTTTAGTTGGACACAACCTAATACAGGTTGGTCAGCAGTAGAGT